TTAGCAGCAGCGCCGCCACGTGCGAATGGGTTAGCAACCATGCCGTAACGGGTTTTGAAGCCGATTTTAGGCTGGAAGCTATCTTCACCAACTGCACGGTACATTTGAAGCGGTACGTATGGGCAGTAGAACATACCTGCATCGAATGCAGAAGAACCTTTATAACCGACTACAACATAGTTGTCACCTGCATATGGGTCAATGTATACTCTATAACGGCCGTTTAGAACACCAGCGAATGTATTGCCTGTGTCGTCAACGTTAAGTGCGTTACTGTTAAGAGCTGGTGTATAATCTAGAACACCTGCCATCTGAAGCGCAGAAGCTACGTCTGAGGAACAGATAACGATGTTACCCTTACCACGTCTTGTTGACTTTGCGATCGCGTTTGCTTCCTGTTCAATTTGGAACATAAGTCCCTTGAACTTTTCTACTGACCAACGACCGTTTGCATCTACGTCCATATCAAATATGCCTTCAGCAGCTGTATTAGCAGCACCTCTAATCGCAGTGTTATAGATCGTACGAACTACTTCACGGTTGATTTCTACAAGGATCTCAGAAGAAAGAATATTTGCAAGCTCTGTTTCAGCGTCAAGACCGTGAACTGCTTTAAGATCTTGAGCAAGTTCAGTGGTATATTCTGCTTTCAATGCACGGCTCTTTGCAGTTACGGAAACTTTTTCGATTGAGAAAGCCATTTCTGCGAAAGGTGAACCAGTTGAACCAAGTGCTTCAGCTTGTGTAGTAGTAAGACCACCACCAGTATTTGCACTTGCTCCAGCAGCTAGAGTATTTGTAGCGCCAGAACCAGTTGTACCTGCCTGAACTGGGGAAGCAGCACCGCCGAAGTTCGTATCAGCTTCGTTGTAGAATGCTTCAGCAGAAGTATTACCGGACATTGCGTTGTACTTGGAACGCATTGCAAAGATAAGACCAGTTGGGCCTGTCATTGGCTGAACACCAGCAATGTCATAAGCAATGAGGTTAGGCATTGCACGACGTACTAGGCTGATAAGTACTGGGTCATAACCAGCTTGTGGGCCGTCATTGCCAGAACCAAAGCCGCCAGTAGTAGCTTGGTTTGTAGGTGTTTCTGTTAGAAGCGAAGTCATAGAAGCGCCAGTGCGGTCTTCCATAAGTGCCTTTTCAGTATTCTCAAGAATGGTTGCAGTAACCGACTTCTTGTGAGCATCTGTAATAGGATTGAAAGAAGAATGCTCAAGAAGAGGACCCCACTTTTCGACTAAACCTTTATTTGATAGACTCATTTTGTCTCTCCTTATTGTTTGTTGTTCTGAAACTATTTATAATTATTAGATTTTCACTGTTAGTTTTGGCGTGCGTTAAGTGCTTCAACGATGGCATTAACTGAGGAATACTGGGATACCTTCTTAGGTGCAGTTTCTTCTGTAATGATTTCATCTTCTTCAAGTGCTTCTTCAACAATAGCAACTTTTTTCTTGAAGAATGATTCTTTAAGCGTTCCAAGGTCGGATGCATAATCTTCAATGTTTGAAACATTTAGCTTCTCAGAAAGAGTTCTTAGCTTTTCTTTTTGGGAAACAGTTAGACCTTCAGCAACTTCATTGAAAACATACTCAGCAGAAAGAGAAGCAATTTCATTTGTAAGTTCAATATTTTCATTGATTACTGCATTTGCTTTTTCTTCCATTACTGCTAGTTCTTCTTCGAGAGCAGCTACAATATCAATAGTTTCTTCATCGACTTGTACATTGTGCTCAGCAAATAGATCTTTTAGACCAGACATTAACGACTCAGCCATATCAACTTTAATACCAGCTTCAATAGCAACAGTATTTTCTTCCATCCACTCAGAAACAACGTAATCAAGATAAGAATCAAGATTCTCAACTATTTCTTCCATTGCTTCATTTACAGATTCTGTAAGTTTTACTTCAAACTCTTCTTCAAGAGCTTCAGTTATAGCGTTGGCCTTATCAGTTGCTGCTGCGTTTACAGCGGCTTCAAATACCATAGTTGCCTTTGTTGTGAACTCTTCTGAAAGATCCATACCTTCGAACATAGAAGCAATAGATTCATCAATTGAAATTTCTTCAATTTCTTCTTCAATTTCTTCACCTTCTAGCATTTCTTCTTCAGAAACAGTATCAGCCTTTGGGTCAACTTTTTTCTTGACGTCTGCCAATTTCTTTTTTGCTTCGCCGCCTTCTGGTGTTACTGGTGCAGGCACGTGTGAAACACCGTCATCGGAAACGAATTTTTCGTCTAATTCATTCGACATTTTGATCTCCTTTATTATTGGATACTTTTCATATTATTAGTTTTATTTATAAAAATTAATTTTTCAAGTTCTTAATGAAGTTTTCAAATAGCCTTGCAGCCATAGCTTCATCAACTCTTCTAATTGTCTTTTTATAAGTTCTTTTTACTTCCTTTACAGCTTCTTCAACCATCTCTTGAGCCTGTTGAGGTCTCCAAGTTCCGGCAGCTATATCGTAGAAGTATTCAGTATTTTCCATTATGCCATTAACAAAGCAGTTAGGACCGGATGGATCTGTTACAATATCTACAGTAGCAAGATGAAAATCATCTTGAACTTCCATGATACCATTTTTTGCGGACTTTACAGAGCCAAGACCGCGAGTAGAAACGCCAACTTTTACACCTTCATCGATGAATGTTTTGACTATTTCACCCATTGGTGTACCGAGAATTTTTGCTTTACCGATGAAATTAGATCCATCGCGCTTCATCTCAGTAATAAGGTGAGAAACACGATC